AAAGATAAATTCTCAACGTCTGCGAAATATAAACCCCAAAGGTTTTTTGATTTGGGTAATGATTTCTTAGATGCGGTCGGTTTACCAGGACCCGCAATAGGACATTTGAATATGTTTTTAGGTCACTCAGATACAGGAAAAACAACGGCATTGGTAAAGACTGCGGTTGATGCTCAAAAGAAAGGTATACTTCCTGTGTTTATTATTACGGAACAAAAATGGTCGTTTGAGCACGCAAAACTAATGGGTTTTGACTGTGAGCAAGTGGTTGACGAAGGAACGGGAGAATTAGATTGGGACGGATTCTACATATTCAATAATAACTTCAGTTATATTGAACAAATTACAGATTACATCAATAGTTTATTGGATGCTCAAGAGAAAGGAGAGTTAGATTACAGTTTATGTTTTATGTGGGATTCAGTTGGTTCTGTACCTTGTAAAATGACTTTTGAAGGAAAAGGTGGGAAGCAACATAACGCCTCTACATTAGCCGATAAAATAGGTATGGGTATTAACCAACGTATTTCAGGAAGTCGTAAGGCTGATTCAAAATACGAAAACACTTTAATTATAGTGAACCAACCTTGGGTGGAATTACCCGATAATCCATTTGGACAACCTAAGATTAAAGCGAAGGGTGGTGAGGCTATTTGGTTAAACTCTTCTTTAGTATTTTTATTTGGTAATGAAAAACCATATTAATGGTTTAGGTTATGAAGATGGAAAAATCATCGTAACACCTCATGGATTTATTGCGGGAAAAGAAGCAACAGAAGAAAAAGCATCTATCGAAAAATACAAGAAAGAGTACGCCGACTATTGGAAAGAAATCATTGGAACAGATGGTGATTTTGATTTAAAAGAAGAAAGAGAACAGTCATAACTATAAACCAACATAAGTGATAAAAACATTATTAGTCGATGGGAATAACCTCCTTAAGATTGGATTTCATGGGGTAAAAGATTTTTATCATAATGGTAAACATATTGGTGGTATATGGCATTTTTTAAATACTATCAGAAGATTTATTGAAGAACAAAATTTTGATAAGGTAGTTGTATTTTGGGATGGAGATGATAATTCTTTAAGTAGAAAACTTCTCTATCCTAGATACAAAGAAAATAGAGTAAAGGAAGTTAATGTTTATAAAGAGACTTCATTTCAGTATCAAAACGAAAGGGTAAAACAATATTTAGAAGAGATGTTTATTAGACAGATAAACATTACTAACAACGAGGCTGATGATTTAATCGCATACTATTGTCAGATTTCTCACAACGAGTTTAAAACCATTTTTTCGTCAGATAAAGACCTTACACAACTTATTTCAGATAAGGTGAGTGTCTATTCCCCATCGGCAAAACAAACGTATAAGAACGGGGATAAAATCAAAATCTACGACTATTCCATTCCACATGAGAACGTAAAAACCTATAAGATATTATCTGGAGATAAGTCCGATAATATTGATGGAATTTATTATTTAGGGGAAAAAACTTTAATTAAATTATTTCCTGAGATACTTGACGAAACGGTTAATATAACCGATATTTTATCAAAGGCTGAAAGATTGTTGTCTGAGGATAAAGACAATACAGTATTGAAAAATCTTCTGTCGGGAAAAACAAAAACAGGAATTTACGGAAACGAATTTTTTGAAATAAATGAAAAAATTGTAGACTTATCAAACCCATTAATTACCGATGAAGGTAAAACACTCGTAGAATTATATTATACAGAATCTTTAGACCCAGATGGGAGAGGACATAGGAATATCATTAAAATGATGATGGAAGATGGGTTCTTTAAATTTTTACCTAAAGGGGATAATAATTGGGTAAACTTCTTGACCCCATTTTTAAAATTAACAAGAAAAGAAAAGAAAAATTATAAACAAAAATAATAATGATTATGAAAAACCAAGAAATAACAAAGTTAGAATTTTTAATGATGGTTAACGACAACATCATTGTCCAAAGATTTTTTAACGTAAGAAATTATAACTCTGATGCGAAAAATTCGCTTGAGTTATATGAGTATCTTTATGAGTTAAAAGAATCTTTAGAGTATGAGTTAAAAATGAAGTCGACAATTTATTTGTTGGAGAATTCTTACGAGATTACACATAACCCAATGATGCTTGAAACATCAAATACTGACGGTCCTGAAAAATTTAACATTTTTATTAAGGATGGAGACATGACAATTTGTCATAGACAGATGGATGCAAAAATCTTCCCGCCAAAGATAAGATACACCGTAGACATACGCCCTCATATAAAAAGTATACTTTCGGAATTAACTGACATTTTTTCAAGAGAAAATTTAACGTACGAGTACCTTGGAATTCCGACTAATGTCTAATATTTATTTTAAACAATACTAAACACACATGGCGTCAAACAAAAATTTTGATTATCTAGGAAGCACTTTTCAGATACAATTATTAAACCAAATCATCGTTGATAAAGACTTTTCAAGGTCAATTATTGATGTAATTGAGAATAATTATTTTGAAAATAAATATTTTAAGATAATTATTCAAATGGTTAAGGAGTATTACTCTAAATACGAACACACACCAACGTTTGATACTTTAGAACAAATTACAAAATCAGAACTACAACAAGAATTAGCGTCTAAAATTGTCTTAGATACTTTAACAAAAATTAAAGATGCTCCGACTGATGGACAAGAATTTGTTCAAGAGAAAGCGTTGAAATTCTGTAAACAACAAGAATTGCAGAAGGCGATTACAAAGGCTCAAAAAGTAATTGACGGTGGTGAGTTTGAGAATTACGATACTTTGGAAACACTCGTTAGAGAGGCGTTACAAGTTGGTGAGAGACAAGATGGTATGGAAGACGTTTTTAACAACTTAGATGAGGTTTTAAACGAAGATTATAGACATCCAATACCAATGGGTATCCCAGGTATTGATAGACTCTTAAAAGGTGGTTTAGCACGAGGTGAAATCGGTGTAATATTAGCACCAACAGGTGTTGGTAAGTCAACATTGTTAACTAAAATCTCAAATCACGCATTTAATTTAGGTTATAATGTTCTACAAATATTTTTTGAGGACAACCCTAAAATTATTCAAAGAAAACATATCACATTATGGACGAAAGTGCATCCTGATGAGTTAACTACGAAGAAAGAAGAAGTAATGGCTAAAGTCAAAGAGATTAAAGATTCTATGGAGAATAAGTTAATACTTAAAAAATTACCATCTGATACCGTAACTATGTTACAAATCAAAGGACAAATTAGAAAAATGATTGCTGACGGTATTAAGATTGACATGGTATTACTTGATTATATTGATTGTGTGGTGCCTGATAAAAATTTAGGTGACGAATGGAAGTCAGAAGGTTCGGTTATGAGAGGTTTTGAATCTATGTGTCATGAGTTAGATTTAGTTGGTTGGACTGCGACTCAAGGTAACAGAAGTTCAATATCTTCAGAGGTAGTTACCACAGACCAAATGGGTGGGTCAATCAAGAAAGCTCAGGTTGGACACGTAATCATTTCCGTGGCAAAATCACTACAACAAAAAGAAATGAAATTGGCGACAATTGCTATTACTAAATCAAGAATTGGTGATGACGGTGTTGTATTTGAAAACTGTAAATTTGATAACGGTATGTTAGATATCGATACAGAATCATCAGTGACATTCTTAGGTCTTGAAGAACAGACAGAAGAAAGAAATAGACAACGAATTAAGGATTTGATTGATAAAAGAAAAGAAAGAGAAAAACAATAACCAAAAAAATAAAAAAATAAGAATTAGTAGAACTATGGACGCATCACAAAAGATTTTATCGGACTTAACAGTCTATATGAAGTACGCAAAATTTGTACCTGAATTAAACAGACGTGAAACTTGGGAAGAATTAGTAACCCGAAACATAAACATGCACATTAAAAAATACCCATCACTTGAAAGTGAGATTAAAGAGGTGTATAAGTTGGTGTATGATAAGAAAGTATTACCCTCAATGAGGTCAATGCAATTTGGTGGAAAACCAATTGAAATATCACCAAACAGAATTTATAACTGTGCTTATTTACCAATCGACCACTTGGACGCATTTTCTGAATCGATGTTCCTATTATTAGGTGGAACAGGTGTTGGTTACTCAGTACAAAAACACCACGTAGAAAAATTACCTGAAGTTAGAAAACCAAGTGAGAACAGAAAAAGACGATACTTAATTGGGGACTCAATCGAAGGATGGGCGGACGCAATTAAAGTATTATTCAAATCCTATTTTGGAGAACAAGTATCAACACCTGATTTTGATTTCTCAGATATCAGACAGAAAGGAGCTCAACTTGTAACATCAGGAGGAAAAGCACCAGGACCTCAACCACTTAAAGATTGTTTACATAAATTAAAAGGAATTTTAGAATCAAAACAAGATGGAGACAGATTAACACCTATTGAAGTTCATGATATGGTTTGTCATATTGCTGACGCAGTTCTTGCAGGAGGTATTAGACGAGCGGCATTAATTTCATTGTTTAGTGCTGATGACCAAGAAATGATTTCTTGTAAGTCAGGTAATTGGTGGGAAACAAATCCACAAAGAGGTAGAGCAAATAACTCAGCGGCGTTATTAAGACATAAAATTACCCAAGAATTTTTCATGGATTTATGGAAACGTATTGAGGCGTCAGGAGCAGGTGAACCAGGAATTTATTTTACAAATGATAAAGATTGGGGAACAAACCCTTGTTGTGAAATCGCACTAAGACCTAATCAGTTTTGTAATTTATGTGAAGTAAATGTTTCTGACATTGAATCACAAGAAGATTTAAATAACCGTGTTAGAGCGGCGGCTTTTATTGGGACATTACAAGCGGGTTACACTAACTTCCATTATTTAAGAGATATTTGGAAAAGAACAACTGAGAAAGACGCATTAATCGGTGTTTCTATGACGGGAATCGGTTCTGGAGTAGTTTTAGGTTATAACATGAAAGAGTCGGCAAAAATTGTTAAAGAAGAAAACGAAAGAGTGGCTAAATTAATTGGTATTAATAAATCTGCAAGAACTACGACAGTAAAACCTGCGGGAACAACATCATTAACTTTAGGTACATCTTCAGGAATTCATGCTTGGCATAACGATTATTATATCAGAAGAATTCGTGTTGGAAAAAATGAGTCTATTTACCAATATTTGAGTAAGTTTCACCCTGAATTAGTTGAAGACGAATTCTTTAGACCTCACGATACTGCAGTAATTTCGGTACCGCAAAAGGCACCTGAAGGAGCGATATTAAGAACGGAAAGTCCATTCCAATTATTGGAAAGAGTTAAAAAAGTAACTCAAGAGTGGGTTAGACCAGGACATAGAGGAGGTTCAAATATGCACAACGTATCGGCAACAATTAGTTTGAAGGCGGAAGATTGGGGGTTAGTGGGAGAATGGTTTTGGAATAATCGTGATTTCTATAATGGATTATCAGTATTACCTTACGATAATGGTTCTTACATCCAAGCACCATTCACTGATTGTACAAAAGAAGAGTTTGAATTACTTTATTCAAAATTACATTCGATTGATTTAACTAAAGTTGTTGAACATTCTGATGAAACAAACCTAAGTGGTGAAATCGCTTGTGGGGCTGATGGATGTGAGATAAAATAATCTTTAAAATGAGTGAGGTAAAAATATCGTGGGG